TGTACCCTTATTGCGGTAAAGGGCGGCTATTGCGGATAACCGCCTGACTGCTTCACCCCGTCCGGCCTCCCCAGGTCGGGCGGGGCTTTTTCATGCCCGGAGCCGGGCGGCCCCAGGAGTAAACGGTTCCCTGGGACCACCCGGCATCCGGTATCGCGGTGACGCAGGCGATCTAAAATCCCTCAACGACAAAGAGGGCCGGGAACCGATCAGCCCGTTCCCATCGCCGGCGTTCTGATGTGGCTGCCCCACCGCGACTAGCTACTTCTTAGCGCAGCACGCCGAAGTCGGCGCCCCAGAGCTGGTTGTCGTTCACCGTGCCCAGCTCAGGCACGAGGAAGGCACCCGTGAACCCGGTCAGGCTGTCGGTCTCCAGCTGCGGCCGGGGAGTGTTCGTCGGATACCCGTTCTTCGGGTAGTCCAGCACGAACGGGTGCGAGAACGTGGTGTCCGACCCGTTGATCAGCGGCACGTAGCCGTGGGTGATCGTAGTGTCGAGCGTGTCCACGACCCAGGCGGTCTTGCTCGTGTAACCACAGGGCTGAAGGGTCACCTTCGTGCCCTGCTGGGCGGTCGCCGCGACACCCGCGCACAGGCCGGACGCCACCCCGTACGGGGTGTACTCCAGCTCGAACGCCGGGTCATCCGGGTAGCCGTTCCCTGCGGCCGTGACGCCGGCCATCCCGATCCCGGAACCGTAATGCAGGTCGATCGCCGCGGACATGAGACCCGCGGCGAAGAAGTCCGACGTGGTGCCGTTGAACTCGGCGCTGAAGTCCTCAGCCGGGTCGGTGTCCGACGTGCGGAACAGGATGACCGGCTGGCCGACCTTCGCAGCCTGCTGGAACACGTCGAGAACGAACGCCGGCGTGTGGTGGGTGCCGAACTCGCGGCTGAACACGTCAGCGCACGTAGACCCGCACGACGGGGTGGCAGCACTGGCGGACATCACGCCCACCGCGCCGACACCGCCGACGAGGGTCAGCGTGGCCGCTGCGGCGAAAACCTTGCTCTTGACAGACAATTCGATTCCTCTGTTTGGACTCCAGCCTCGCCCTGCGCGCGGCTGGCCCTGCGATTCCCCGGTCATTACCCGGACCGGGACGGGGGTCTATGGGGGCGGCTAGCCCATCTCGAACGCCAGCACCGTCTGCTCGGGCTGCTCAGACTCCAGGATGGCCAGGTTCTTCACGGCCTGCCGGTAATAGCTGGCCTTCAGTTCCGCGCCGGCGGCCTTGCGGCCCAGCTCGACCGCCGCGTAGGCCTCAGATCCGACGCCGAGAAACGGAGTGAACACCGTCTCGCCAGGATTGGTCCGCATGTCCACGAACCGGCGCGACACGTCGAGCTGCAGCGGGTGGACGTGCTTCTCGTCCTCCTCGTCGCGGGCCTCCCGGTACGGCAGGACCGCCATGTGACTGCGGTCATCGTACTGACCCAGGTTGCCGCGGACGTCATCCCACACCGACCCGGCATACTGCCGCCACACCCACTGCGAATACCGGTTCTCCAGCTGGCTCCCCGACCACCCCCGGTACTTCATCACGTCGGCGGGCGGGACGCTGGCGCCATGGTAGGCAGTGAACCCGTTCGGGTGCGTCACCGGGACGGGATTCTTCCCCTTCTTGCGGAAGATCAGGAGCCAGTCCGCGCCGGCGATACCCGCGAACGTGGCGTCATCCACGATCGTCTTGTGAGTGAGATCCTTGACCATCGTCCGGTTCCGGACCGCCAGCGGCTCCTTCCAGATGGCGTGACGGCCCAGGTACTCGAACCCGTGCCGCTGATGCAGGCGGATCACGTCACCGGGGAAGTCGACCAGGGCGTCACCGCCGGAGTTCCCCGACGGGGTGTCCATGCAGTGGACGGCGTTCAGCCGGCCCGGCATCGTCAGCCGGTGAAGCTCGGCGACGAAATAGCCGTACATCTCGAAGAACTCCGTGTACCCGCCGGCATTGGACAGGTCCCGCTCACTGGAGGAGTACTTGTACAGGCCCGCCCCCCCGGCGCCCTCGTCGCCGTAGGCGAACGGCGGGGAGTAAACCACGCCGTGCATGCACCCGTCCGGGTAGGCGGCCATGACCTCCATGCTGTCGCCGTTGTGGATGGCGTACCGGTCGGTGATGACCTGTGCTGCTACCTGACCCATGAGGGGACCTCCGTGTCCTTGGCGTAGGTGGCGCTGCGGTCGACAGCCAGCGCGTTGTTCATGTGGGCGGTCAGGGAACTGAACATCCGGTCCGCCTTGACGGCCTTGCGTTCCAGGCTGGCGAGGACCCGTTCCCCGCCCGTGGTCGTGACGACATCCACGATCACCGGATGCTGCTGCCCGAACCGCCAGCAGCGGCGCACCGCCTGGTAGTAGGCCTCGAACGAATGGTCCACGAAGTACGTCATGCGGTGGCAGTTCTGGTAGTTCAGGCCCCACGACGCGATCCGGGGTTTCGTGACCAGGACCCGGATCTCCCCGCGGCCGAACGCGCCGAGCTTCTCCTCTTTCGCTTCCACCGGATCGGACCCGGTCACCTGGACCGCGCCGGGGATCAGCTTCGTGAGCAGGTCGCCCTCGTCGTTCAGGTGGCACCAGGCGATGCCGGGCGCGGCGTCCGAAAGCAGGTCCGCGGCCTTCTCGCACCGCTCCGTGATGGTGCGCCGTGACTCTTCCCGCTCCTCGTGCAGCCCGACGGCAGGCACGTCGAACAGGGTGCCCTCTTTCACCGTCCGCGCCTCCACGACATTGCAGCGGGTCTCCAGCGGCGGCAGGATGAACCCGTCATCTGCGAACCCGAGATCGGACGGCTTGCGCATCGCCCTGGCCCACGACGACACCCACCGCCAGAACAGTTCCTCGGCGTGGCCCTTGAACCGCCATTCCTCCCCGGCCCGCGGGCGCCACTTCCCGCCCATCGTCTTGCTGGTCTTCTCCTTGTTCGTGAAGAACCGGCCGAGCATGTCCATGTGACCCAGGTACCCGAGGGCCTCACTGGAGGTCCCCAGCTCCGTGTGATCGTTCGGGGAGGGCGTGGCCGTGGCCAGCAGCCGGTACGGCACGGTCCGCATGAACTCGTTCACCATCGCCCGCCGCACCGAATCGTACGACTTCAGTGCCGAGCTCTCGTCGCAGATCACGCCGCCGAACTTGTCCCGGTCGAAATGCTCGAGCCGCTCGTAGTTGGTGACGGTGATGGGGGCCGGGATCTTGCCGTCCCGCGAGATGGCCGCGTCTATCCCGAACTTGGCGGCCTCGGTCACCATCTGGTCGGTGACGCCCAGCCGGGTCAGCAGCAGGACGGGCTTGCCGGCGTGCTTGTGCACGTTCTGCCCCCAGACCAGCGACATCGGGGTCTTCCCGCCCCCGCAGTCCACGAACAGCGCGCCGCGGCCCTGCCGGATCGACCACTCCGTGAGCATCCGCTGGAACCCGAACAGGAAGTCCGGCGTCCACAGCGGCTCGAACCCGGCCGAGCTACCCAGCTGCGCCTTGCGTGCGAGCAGTTCCGCGTAGGTGCCCATCAGCAGGCCCCCAGGTCTCTCGCAGCGGCTTCCGTGCGGTGATCCCACGCTTCCTGGTCGTGCACTGGTGCGGCGGCAGGCAAGCCGGGACCGTGGACCGCGCAGTCAGTGACCGGGCTCGTGTCGGTGCCGGGGATCTCGCGGCCCAGGTAGCAGGTGCAGTGCGGCTGCCCTTCCAGGATCGCCAGAGCCACCGCAGCGACCTGGACAAGCTCCGTCCTCAGTGCTTCCGGGTCACCGTCGAGGGCGGCGCGGGCGACTTCCCCGCACTCCTCGGTGAGTACCGCGACCTTGACCATGAGGGGGACGGCGGCACTTGAGCAGTCACCCTGCCCGTGGGCGTGCGGTGCGGCCCAGAGCTGCGCCTGGCGGTCCCGCTCGGCGCTGATCGCGGCCAGGGCGTCGGCGCGGGTCACTGCGCTGCCTCGTGTGCGGGCAGTTCGGCCGCGGCGGCAACTTCGGGTGGCGCGGTGATCATCGCGACCACGCGGCCCCGGCTGGTGACGTAGGTGATCCGACCCCGGATGGCGTCGTTGATCACATCGGCTAGGTGCTCGCGAACGTCGCGGATGCTCCGCTCGCACGGTTCGGTGGTAGTCATGACGCTAGCGTACACAAGTAGTGGCGGGTGCACACTGGTGACACGCCGGAAAGTTTCTCACGCCGCCGCGCCCGGATTCACGCGGGAGCCGGGCATCGGCCTCGGGTCGGCGCCGGCCGCCTGCTGGGCTTCCTGCTGGCGCTTCTCCCAGGCGATGACGTCGGCTAGCTTGTAGAGGGTCCTGCGCCCGAACCGTGTCCCGGACGGGCCGTAGCCGCGGTGCTTCCAGTAGCGGACCGTGGACGGGACAGTCCGCAGGCGGTCGGCTAGCTCGGCGGTGGTCAGCCACTGGTCGTCCACGGAAATCCTCACAGGGAATACGTACCGGAACCCGTCACGGGGATGATGACGACAGGTTCGCATATCCGTTGGCTATATGCAACCTGTACCGGGATGCGGTTTAATATCCCCGTGACGAATCAACGCCAGCCAACGGTAACCCCTGAATCCGGGGACTCCCCCGGCATGCGGGACGAGTACGCCGGCGAACCGGAACGCGTCCTCGCCGCCCGGGTCCGCGAGATCCGGGAGAAGCTCGGCATGACCCAGGCCGAAGTCGCCAGGGGAATGACCGCGCAGGGGCTCGCCATGCTGCAGAGCACCATCGCCAAGATAGAGGCCTGCCAGCGGCCCGTACGCCTCAACGAGGCCGTCCGCCTCGCCGCCGTGCTCCGCACCCAGCTGGACGACCTCATGACCGACCCCCGCCAGCGGGACATGCAGGACGCCCTCGCCGCAGCGAGGGACGAGGAACGGGAGCTGCTCGGGCAGCTTCTCCAGGCAACCCACCGGCTCGAGCAGCGCCGCGCCGCGCTCGACGCCGCCGGGCATGCCGTGCGCGAGTCGGCCGCCCAGGTCGAGGAACTGCAAGACCTGTACGCGCAAGCCCAGTACACGACCGGGATGCTGATCGCAGCCGGCGACGAGAGGAACGAACCGTGAGCCATGTCGAGGACCGGTGGTTCACCACCGTCAAGGACGAGAACGGCAAGGCCGGCAAGGAACGCAGCGCACGGCACGGCAACGGCCGGCGCTGGCGGGCCCGGTACGAGGACCCGGACGGGCGGGAGCGGAACCGCAGCTTCGCCACGAAGGTGATGGCCGAGAACTTCCTCACCGAGGTCGAGCACTCCAAGCTCGCCGGTTCCTACCGTGATCCCGACGCCGGGAGGGTGAGCCTGCGGAAGTACGCGGAGGGGTGGGTGGATGCCTATCATGCCGACTCCGCCCGCGGCGAGCAGATCCGCCGGCAGCTCCGGCTCCACATCCTGCCGGGCCTCGGCGCTCACCCCCTGGCTCAGCTCAGCCAGCGGCCGAGCATCATCGGGAAATTCTTGCAGGGGCTGCCCATGACGCCGGCAGGGCAGAGCCAGGTCCGCATCACCCTGTCCAGCCTTCTCGGCACGGCACTGGAGGACGGCCTGATCGCCCGGAATCCGTGCGAGGCCAAGGTGGCGAAGATCCAGCTCCCGCCGAGGCGCAAGCTCATCCCGTGGACATCCGCCCAGATCTCCGAGCTCCGCGCCGGGCTGCCCGAGCAGTGGCGGGCCGTGGCCGACTGCGGGTCAGGGCTCGGGCTGCGGCAGGGGGAGATATTCGGCCTGGCTGAAGATGCTGCCGGGCTGCTGAAGCGGCGAGCGCGGATCGTGCGGCAGGTAACGCGGATCAACGGGCGCCTGTGGTTCTCGCTGCCGAAGGGAGATAAGGAGCGGGACGTGCCGCTGCCCGAGTGGGTCAGGTTCGCGCTGGCCGCCCACATGGAGCGCTTCCCTCCCGTGGAGGTGACGCTGCCGTGGAATGACCCCAAGAACCTGAAGCGGCACGGGAAGCCGGTTACCGTCGCGCTGCTGTTCACTAAGAACGGCGGCCCGATGATGCACTCGACGTTCAACACGATGGCGTGGCGGCCGGCCCGGAACGCGGCGGGCATGACCGAGGGCGGGCTGCATCAGCTGCGCCACTTCTACGCCTCGACTCTTCTCGCCGGAGGGGTTGACATCAAGGCAGTGTCGGAGTATCTGGGCCACCATGACGCGTCGGTGACGCTGAGGGTTTACGCGCACCTGATGCCGGTGGCCGAGGGGCGTGCCCTGAGGGCGATCGAGGCCGCTTTTGAGGCCGATGACGGCCCCGTGACGGCCCCTGAGGCAGAAAGTGGCCCCTGACCTGCAATGCCATCGGTAGGAGTGGTTCTTGTGCGGCTTCCGGCCCCGCCTGCGGCCCGATCCGGGGTGCCGTTCTGGCCTGCAACTTCAGACGTTGGCTAGCGTTGGAAACGTTGGGGCGGGTTAGGCGCTGTCACGTCCCCCCGACGGCCCCAGTCCGGACCGGCCTCCGCCGGCGTCCTGTCCCCGTGATGCCACCGGAACGGATGAGCCCAGAGATTCCACCGGGCCACATGAGGCCACTGGGTGGGCCGGTCCGGATGAGTCCTGCCGGTCAAACAGTCCAGCGCATCACCCAGTACGGCAGCGCAGGCGAGTCCAGCGGGTGCCGCGGCGAAAGGTCAACGTCGATCACCGGACGGCGGGCCACAACCCTGGTGAGCGCCGCCCCGAGGAGCGCCGCGGCGCCGATGTCGAGTTCCCCGGAGAGCTCGACGACGACGAGCCTGCGGGGATCGCGGGCGGACAGCTCCGTGCCGGTCATGGGCGTCCTTCCTTGCTGGGCGGCAAGGCGGGGTCCGGGCCGTGCGTCGGGTGTGGGACGGGATGCTACTGCATCGCGCGGAGGGGCGGAAGAGATGCAGCGAGGGCAGGGAGCAGGGCGAGGCAAATTGTCCCGTTTCCGGGAATCGGCTGGCGCGGCAGCCGTGAGGTCAGGCTAGCGGAGTAGCGGCCCGGACTTGCGCTAGGCGTTCCCTCGTCACGTCGGCCGCGTCATCCATGCTCGCCTCGTACTCGCGGATCACGCCGAGGATCGCCGCCTCGCTGGCCGGTCGCAGATCCCAGGCGTCAAGCCCGGCATGGACCTCCCGGCCGCGCGGATGCGGTTTGCCTGGCCCTCCGGTCGCGGGATCCATGATCGTCAGATAGCGCGGGTGCGGCCCGAGCCGGTTCTGCAGGTGGGTGTGGCCGTGGATCAGCCACGCGCCCTCGTCCCGCAGCCGGTACTGCGTGGCCCGGTCCTCGCCGACGTGATCGCCCTCGTAGGGGAAGTGTGACAGCAGCACCTGGCGCCCGTCGATGCGTATCCGCGCGAACGCCTGCACCGACTCGAAGACCTCGAGCCAGCGGCGCTGATGCTTCCGCGAGTCCCGGTGACCCGGCCAGCATGCGTCGTGGTTGCCGGTGATGAGCTGCTTGCGCCCGTTCAGCCGCGCGGCCTGCTCGAGTATCAGCGTCTCGCTACCGAGGCCTACGTCTCCCAGATGCCACACGAGGTCATCGGGGCGCACCATCTCGTTCCATCGGTCGATGATGGCCTCGTCGTGCTCCTCTGGGGTGTCGAAGCCACGCAGGGCCGCCACGAACCGGTGAAGGAAGTGGCTATCCGACGAGAACCAGACTGCGCTCACGATCTCTCATTCCCCGTCTCCAGGCCGGCCAGCATCGCGCCCGCGGTCCCCCGGTCGGTAACCTGCTCACGGCGGATCGTGAACTGCTCGCTCGTGCAGTAGCGGTCCACGTTGCCGCCCACGTGCTCGAGGAGGTCTCCCGGTCCGGGCTTCACGCGGCGGCGGTGGGCGGTGCACACGATGGTGATGGTCCCGGGCTCAGGCACCGCCGGCCGCCTCGTTCGCTTCCTTCATCGCTGCTGCGAGCTCGTCCAGCCGTCCCCGGAGAGCACCGACCGCGCGGGCGTGAAGCTCGCGATCCTCAGGCGTGTACATGTTCACGTGCTCCAGCATCTGGAGGGCGTGGTCGGCGATCAGGCCGAGCTGGACCATGATGCCGTGGTCGGTGTCGATGTGCTCGCGGAGCCGGGCGATCTCCGTCATCACGTCCTCGCTGGCGTATTCAGCCATGCTCGGCACCTTCCCCTCCGCGCAGCTCGCGCCAGTCCGGCAGTGCCTCGCCTCGCTCGATCCGCCTCAGGCTGATGTCCATGCTTCCCCACGGGCCCGCGTTCCCGGAGCACTGGCGGTTCACGTGGTGAAGGTGCAGGATCTCGCGGGCCATCCTGCGGCATACTTCGCGCTCGATGAGCGGATAGGCAGCAGCGACGGCAGCCTCGGCCAGCGCCCCGGAATCGCCGGCCACTACGCGATCCTGGCCGAAGTCGACAGCCGTGCCGATGATAGCGGCCTCGGCCGCGTCCCGGATCTTACGGGAGAGCCTAGGCTTCTGTTCAGCTTCCATCGCCAGCCCCCCCGGTCAGCTCGCGGGTGATGGCCTCGCGGACGTCGCCGACAGTCAGGACGCGCTCGCGGTGCCGGTCGTTGCCTGTGCTGTCGCGGGTCAGCGCCAGTACCGCGTCTACAGCAGACAGGAGGCGGAGCGCGTTGTGGCCGAGACAGGACACCCGGACCTCTGCGCAGTCCTCATCGGAGTCGATGATGAAGCCCTCGGCGTCGGCCCGGATACCGGCCAGGATGGCGGTCAGGTCGTCACTCACAGGTGCTCACCTCACTGAAAGCTTCTGGGTGTGCGTCCTTGAACGTCTGCCACTTCGCCGGAACCAGGTCGTTGATCTTGTCGAGCACCTGCTCGAGGCTCAGGCGCTCGTCGCTGTTCCAGGGCGGGATCATGCACGGGCCGGTCTGCCATGACGCGCGCCGGTAGCACCAGCCGCCCTTGGCGCGCTTCTGCAGGATGACCGTGTTCGTCGTCCCGTCGACGTCGAGCGGGCGCTTGCGCATCCCGGCTTTCCAGTTCTCGTTGTAATAGAGCATGCGGTACTCGATGTAGGCCACGACCTGGCGGACCTCGGCGTCGTCAGGACGCAGCGACGGGTAGAGATCCTGGCCGGCCGGGGAGTCGGGGCAGAGCAGCGCCACCTCGTACTTCCATCCGGGCCACGGGCTGCCGACAACAGGGATTCGTAGCGCGGCCAGCGGGTCATCCTGGTAGGCATCGAACGGCCATGCGGCGGTCTCGGTGTCCATGCTCTATTCCTTTCCCGCCCTGGGGGCGGATGGCTGATCGGCTCGTGCGTTCAGCACGGCAAGGCACTCCAGGCAGTCGGGCTTGCCTTCGCTTGCTGCCGCCCCTCATGGTCACGACGTAGCCACACAAGGTCGGGTCGTTGAGTGCTTCCGGGTCCGGTTCGGCACCGGCAGGGAGCGCGCACCAGCCGTCGCGGTGGTGGACGATCCAGGGCTTCGCGCTCATGTCGCTACTCCTGCCCCGTAGTGCTGACCGGCCCACGTCGCGGCGTCATCGTCCCGGCAGTCCTCAGTGCAGAACGGGTGGCCGGACTGGTCAGTCACCGGAGTGCCTGTGATGGGCTCGTCGCAGCGGCAGACGGGGACCAGGCGCAGGCGCCCGCTCTCGCGCCACGCCGAGCCGCGGGAGTCCAGCAGGAATAGCTGCTCGTTCCCGTCGCCGAACCGGGCAGTGACGGAGCACAGGCGGGCCTCGGTCACGGTGCCGTAGTGGACGGCTCCGGACTCAAGCGGGTTTCCTGCGTCTTCGTGCTCTACTGCGGCTACTTCCTGGTGCTGGCGGAAGGGGGTGAGGTCCAGCAGCTTGACGCGGTTGTCGTGGGCGATGATGTAGGGCATCGGGTCTGCGGGGTGAAGGGTGGTCATGGCTTATGCCTCCGTCTTCGTGGTGACGATGAGCCGGCAGGCCTGCGCGTCGGTCTCGACCGCGTAGCCGTGCATGCTGAGTACCCGCTCGTATCTGGCGAGGTGCATCAGGCGGTGCTCGTTGCTGGTGCCCATCGAGACGGACGAGTAGCGGACCTCTACGTCAGGTCCGGCGCCGTACTTCGAGACGCTATAGCCGGACACGCCGCCGCGCAGCAGCGAGATAGCGCGAACGAATCCGGCTTTCCGGAGCAAGGCGCTGATGGCCTGCGGGGTGGGGGCATTGGTCACGGATCAGCCCTCCTCGGTCGGCTGGAAGGCGGACAGCGCGTCCATTACCTCAATGTCACGGGCCAGCTTCAAGGCGTCGTCCAGAACCGACCGCAAGCGCGGAGTGCGGGCCCGGTCCAGATCCTGCAAGATGTAGCCCGCGTTGGCCAGAAGCCTCTCGGCGGCCTCCTGTACTGCCAGCGCCCGCGTCAGGTACGCATCGCGCGCAAGGCCGGGAGGGGTGACGGGGTGCGGGGCGCTCATGGCTCAGGCCGCCTTTCCGGCGTCGTAGCGGGCCGTGTCGAAGTAGCGGACGCCGGCCCTCTCGCTGGCGGGGGTGATCGCGTACTGACCGGCCAGCAGCAGGCCGACCGTGATCCGCACCTCGCTGCCGTTGCTGGAGACGGCCAGATGGCAGCGGTTGATGTCGGCGTGGTCGTGCTGCTGCGGGGTCATGACGACGGCGGGGAAGCTGATCCGCCGGCCGGAGACTTCTACGGAGTCGCCGCGCTGGAAGCTGGCGAGGTGGGCGTAGGCGTCCTCGGCCCGGGTGAGCTTGGTGTCTGTGGTGGTGGTCACGGGGTCAGGCCCTCTCGTTCGCCGCGCGCATTGCGTTGAGCATCTGGCGCTTCTCGGCCTCAAGCTTGTTCTGGTCAATACCGGCCCACTCGGCGAGCAAGTCGCGGATGCTCGCGTCGAACTGGCGCGGGAAGTTCATGCCATCGACGTAATGGGCCAGGAAGGCTCCCTTGCCCTCCAGCCATTCCATGAACTCGCCGATGGCCTGCGTTTGCTCAGCGACCGCAGACAGCTTGTCGTGCTCGGGGTAGTCGCTCATGGCTAGGCCTCCATCGCGGCGAGGTGGTCGGCCATCTCGTGGCCGCTGTGGCGGGTCCAGCCGCAGGTGCACCACGGCGGCAGGCCGCCCGCTGCCGGCACGGTGGCCACGTGCTCTTCCATGAAGTGCTCGGGGCTGACGATCGGGTTGCCGTAGTAGTTGAGGGTCAGCGAGTCGTCGGTGTTGTGCTCGTAAGCCCATTCAGGATACTTGCCAGTCGCGCTTGCCATATGAGAAACGTACCAGCCTCTACCCGCGCTTGTCAACTGGGGAGTACAATCGGTGACATGGAATACGACACGCGCCACGTCCTCGGCGCGCATGAGATCGGTGAGCTGCTGGGCGTGACCCGTTCGCGCGCCAACCAGCTCTCCCGCGAGGTCGGCTTTCCGAAGCCGCTCGGAGTGCTGCACATGGGCAAGGTCTGGAGACGCGCCGACATCGAGAAATGGATGGGCAGGCGCAAGGCCCCGGCCGGCTAGCCCGCAGCTGTCCCCGACAGAAAACGACAGGACCGGCGCCCAACCGCAAAGAAGAACGCCGGCCCTGCCCACTCCCTTCTCAAGGAGCGTGCTCAGTATGCCATTTGACCCTGCCCGGACTCCGCGCGCCGTCAGGGAGTTACCGGGGTGGCTTGCGGCCTTGGCCTGCCCGATGCACAGGACTGCGCCGCTGATCACTGGTCGCTCGCACTAGACGGACGCCGCGAGCCGAACGGGCAGTGGCGTGCGCCGTGCCCTGTTCCCGGCTGCGGCACGCTGCGGTCTCTGGAATACGACGCACCGGGCAAGCATGTGCGGTGGAAGTCATGGTGTGGCGAGCATGACAAGGAAGCGGTGCGCCCGCACCTTGCCCGGCTCATCGGCTCTTGCATGCCCGGAGGCAGCCGCCGCGAGGTGATCAGCCATGACGAACTTATCGAACTGGCGCTAGCCGGCGTGCCGCCCATGACCATGAAGCTGATGATGCTGCGGCTGGCCGGACTCGGCACGATCGAAGCACTCGACAAGCTCGGCGTACGGCCCGACCATCGGGCGCGGGTCATCGGAGGCCGCACGGGCGGCGCGCCCAAACGGGCGCGGAACCGCAGGTCGTTACTCACGCCCAAATGGGCGGGCTGCAATACGCCCAAATGGGCGCGGGATCGCAGGTAAATCGAGGGATGTTCTGGCTTGCTTCCTGCTGCTACTCTCATCCCGCCGGTAGGCGGCGTAAGGACTAGGCTCGGCAGCGAAGGGAGGTGAGAGTCATGGGCAACATCACGGTGAGCAGGTACGACCACCCGGCCGACGTGGGCTATCAGGGCTGGATCGAACCGGACGACCGGAGCTGGATCGCATTCGTGGCCAGCGACGGGAGCCCGGTCGTGTTCCTGAACCGCGACCCGGAAACCGGCGCGGTAGCGTGACCGGCTGGCCGCTGCGGGACGAGCAGCGCGCCAGTACCCCGTGGCTGATCCTCCCGCGCTCACCTGACCAGATCCTCAAGCTTGATGTGCAGGATCTGGGCCAGCAGCGCCAGCCGGGTTATGGCCATCTCCTGATTGCCCCGCTCCAGGTTCGCCACGCTGGAGCGGTGTATGCACGCGCGGTCGGCTAGCTCCTGCTGCGTCATGCCCGCATCCGTGCGTGCCGCAGCGATGCGCCGGCCGATCTTTATCAGCAGTTCCGACTCGCGCCAGGTCCCGAGGATCACAGGCATGATGCACTCATCCTGTCGTCGGCATCATCCGGCTCATAGGGATCAGGCAGCGCGCTCACTCCGTCCACCATGGCCCGCCCGACTCCAGCCGTTCCCCGATCACAGCGCGCAGCTCGGCCACGGTGTCAGCCTTGACCTCGCGGGCGAACCCCACGATGCCCGGCCGCTGCCACAGGTACGCCCGCCACTTCCGGGTGTGCATCTGGAGGCAGACGCCAACCTGAACCCCGTCCGCCATGATCCGCCGTGCTCCCGGCTCACGGGCCGGGAGCGTGAGCTTCACGGGGCGGTCAGGCGGCACGACTGGCCTCCGTCGTCGCTGCGTCTCTAGCCGCCAGCCTCCGCACCTCGTACCGTTCCGCCGTCCTCAGGCTCACTCCCAGCCGTGCAGCCGCTACCTCCAACGTGGCACCCCATGAGCGGAGCCACGCGTAATCCTCGGTCCTCGCGGGCAGGGTGCGGCCCCACGGGCGCACAGGCGGCGGCGGGCCGTCCGCGGGGAAATCCGCGGCCTTCCACCGGTTCCAGCAGTTGGGGCACAGTCCGTGAGCGCAGCCGCCGCGACGGGGGACGACGACACCGGGGCAGGTGCGGCAGTCCATCACGCGACTCCGGGGAACCTGAGCTGTCCGGCCGCCTCAAGCTCGGCAGGAGACGGCGGCGGCGGGGTTCCCCCTTCGGCGTCGCCGTAGCAGTACGCCTTGTCCGGCACACCGGTCGTCCAGCCGTCCGCGGTCATCCACGTCATGAGCGAGTCCGCGCTGCCGTAGTGCTCGCCTCCGCTGTCCTCGTCGGAGTAAGTCTCTTCACAGCCCGGCGAGTCGCATTCCGCGATCCAGCACGGGCTTTCCCCCTGCTCGGGCCGGACGCGCTCAAGATCGGCGAGATCGCGCGGATCCGGGCCGCGCTCCTTGCGGAGTTCTGCGAGAGCTTCGCTCGCTTCGGCCCACGTCTTGTGGTGCGGGATGCCGCAGTCGCTGTCACCCCACGGGTTCGGTTCGAGCGTCCAGCAGCGGTCCTTGAGCTGGTGAATGGTCACGAGGTCTCCGTTCTCGCCGCGTCTTGCAGCGCGCCTTTCATCGCCAGCGGCATGCGGAGCTCGCTGTTGCTCCGGTCGTGCCGGCACACCATGCACAGCCACACGCCCCGCGCCGGGCACCATGCCACCTCGAAGACGCCGCCGCATGTCCCGCAGTGAGCGGTCAGCGCCTCCAGCGGGTCATCAGGCATCGGGATCGACCTCACCGTCTCTTGCGTCGCGCTCAGCGCAGTACCGCTCGATGTCCGCGATGGCGACGTGGGCCAATTCCGGAACTCCTGCGCCGACGGCCCAGATCCACCGCTCCAGCACGTTCGGGAACGTCTCCGGGGCGCGGTAGAGGTAATCGGGTCCGTAAAAGGCGCGGAAGTAGCGTTGCGCGTGACCGCGGATCGTGGCTGCTTCGGATTCGGCCTCAGTCGCCTTTGCCTTCAGGTCGCCCAGCGCGTTGCTCCAGCAGCATCCGCCGGCTTCCTCGCACTCGTCTTCGCTGCGTCCGCACCAGCAGTTGGCGGCGTCGAGTTCGTCTAGCAGTTCAGCCACGGTCATCCCCCTCGGCGCCGACGCGCCTTCCTGGCGGCGGCGTGTGCCTGTAATGCTCCGTGAGTGCGCCTACGGCCGAGACAGGCGAGACCGG